TTGTGTACCAATAGCCAAAGCAAGAAAGATGACAGCAACAAAAATACGTTCAGCAGTAAAAAGAAAGAGAGCAGTTAAACAAGGTGTTGGTGGTAAGCCAACTAATGTTGCAACATTCAAAAAAAGGAAAGGAAAGAAACGTGGGTAAAGGAATGAAACATTATTTTAGAGATGGTAAACTGCATAAAGGTGCTACTCATAAAATGCCAAATGGTAAATTACATTCTGGTAAGACACACACTAAAACAAGTAAACCATTATTTCATATGAAAGAATTATCTAAGACTGCACAAAAGAAAGCGAAAGCAAATGCCTAAATCACCAGCTTGGCAACGTAAAGAAGGAAAGAATCCTAGTGGTGGATTAAATGCAAAGGGTCGTGCTAGTTACAACAAAGGTCGTACCAAGACAGGTAAAAAAAGAAATCTCAAAGCACCATCAAAAAAAGTTGGCAATAAAAGACGTGCCAGTTTTTGTGCTAGGATGAAAGGTATGAAGAAGAAACTAACTGGTGCGAAGAAGCGTAATGATCCTAATTCAAGAATCAATAAAGCATTACGTGCTTGGAATTGCTAATGTATGTAATCAATTATAAAATGTATTTTCATAAGAAACCAGCAAAGTCAGATGTAAAAGATAAATTGTTTAACTTGTTGCGTGATGATTTTACTTTGCGTACTGCTGAAGAAGAAGATGATTATGTTAAAAGAAAAGATATACAGGAGAAAAAATGTTTATAAGAGAACTATCATTTACAGATCTAAATAGGTTACGTAAGATTGTACGTAATACACATTTAAAATTTTATCCTAATGGCTACCTTAGTAATATAGAGGTAGATAAATTTATAAATTCACTCGGTCCAGAAGTAGCTGGTAAAATGATTAAGTTTGCAGTAGACAACAGACAAGTTGACTAATGCAATTTTCTTATAAGCCAGACGGACAAATACTAAAAAATTTTATGAAAGATAATAGTTTCTTTCGTGGTATACGTGGACCAGTTGGTTCTGGGAAATCAGTTGCTTGTTGTATAGAAATATTTAGACGAGCATTAGCACAAAAAAAATCTCCAGATGGTATACGAAGAAGTCGTGTTGCTGTTGTGCGTAATACCAATCCTCAATTAAGAACAACCACAATGAAAACGTGGCTTGATTGGTTTCCAGAAAAAGAGTTTGGTAAAATGAATTGGTCACCACCATACACACACAGAATTAAAGTAGGTGATATAGATCTTGAAGTTATCTTTCTAGCTTTGGATAGACCAGAAGATGTGAAAAAATTACTTTCCCTGGAATTAACTTTTTTATTCTTTAATGAAAGTAGAGAGATAGCAAAACCAATTATAGATGCTGGCACAATGCGTGTAGGCAGATACCCTTCTATGAAAGATGGTGGACCGAGTTGGTATGGAGTCATAGCAGATACCAATGCACCAGATGAAGATCATTGGTGGTCTGTAATGAGTGGAGATGCACCACCACCAGAACACTTATCAAGAGAAGAAGTAATGATGTTAGTAAAACCTGATAACTGGAAATTTTTTACACAACCATCAGGTATGGTAGAAAAAGCAAATAACCAAGGTGAAGTAGAAGCATATGAGTTAAATCCAGAAGCAGAAAACAAAATGAATCTTATGTCAGACTATTATACTTCTATCATTAGAGGTAAAACTAAATCGTGGATTGATGTTTATGTAATGAATAGATTAGGATCTATTGAAGATGGTAAACCAGTTTATAAACAATTTTCAGCAGAAATACACGTAGCTAAAGAACCAATTATACCAGCAGAAGTTCCATACTATGTAGGTATAGACTTTGGTCTTACACCAGCGTGTGTGTTTGCACAACAAGTCCGAGGAAGATGGATAATCTTACACGAAATCGTAGCAAAGGATATGGGGATGGTACGTTTTGGAGAACTGCTTAGACAAGAAATGCAGTCCAAGTTTAGACAAATCCCAGTAGCACGAATATTTGGAGACCCAGCTGGGGATTATAGAGCACAGACTGATGAGTCAACCCCATTCCAAATACTACGTGGTGCTGGTATTCGTGCCATTCCAGCACCATCCAATGATGTGTCTTTACGTATAGAATCTGTTTCAGCACCATTGACTAGACTATTAGAAGGTAAGTCAGGATTGCTAATAGATAAAAGCTGTAAACATCTAATCAAAGGTTTTGAGGGTGGGTATCAGTATAAACGTATGCAAGTATCTGGTGAAAGATATACCGATAAGCCAGATAAAAATCATTATTCTCACGTGCATGATGCGTTACAATATCTGATGTTGGGTGCTGGTGAAGGACAAAACATAACCAAGTCCATAACTCCAGCAAAAGTGGTGCAAGCAAAAACTGATTTTGATGTCTTTACAAAACAACCAAAAAAGACTATAAGAAAGAAATGGAATATCTTTGATATTCGTTCAAGATTATAGAAAGGAAAAATATGTGTTTAGGTAATATATTTGGTGGCAGTAAACCAGCAAGAGTATATACTCCACCTCCTCCAAAACCAGATCCAGCAATAGCAGAAAGAAATGAAAATTTAAGAAAAGAAGGATTAGAGCAACAACAAAAAGATACAAGAGCAAGAAAGCAACAATTACAAGCTGGTCTAGGTAGACGTAGTTTACTTACTTCTAGTGGTGGTGGTTATTTATCAAATACAACTTCAGGAAATTTATTAAGTTAATATGGTAGCTTTAGTACCAGAACCAATACTAAAAGAAATGAATGGCATAGAGAATATGCTTGCACGTTACAAACGTGCTGAAAGTATTAAAGAACTTTGGCGACCTACATTTGAAGAAGCATATGAATACAGTATGCCAGCTAGAGAAAGTTTTTATCCTACAACTGCTGGTCAAACAAAAACAGATAAGATATTTGATGAAACTGCTGTTGTTGGTGTTCAAGAGTTTGCATCACGATTGCAAGCTGGTATCGTTCCAAACTATGCAAGATGGGCAGAACTAATAGCTGGATCAGAAATACCACAAGAAGAAAAGAATCAAGTAAATGAAGATCTTGATTCTGTTACTGCATACGTTTTTGAAATTTTACAAAATAGTAATTTTGCTCAAGAAATACACGAATCATTTTTAGATCTTGCAGTAGGAACAGGAGCATTACTTATAGAAGAAGGTGATGCTATAAAACCTGTACGATTTTCTGCTGTACCTTTATCAAGACTTACATTAGATACTGGACCGAATGATGTTGTAGATACAGTTTATAGAACAAGAAAAATAAAAGCATCAAACATAAAATTAGTTTATCCACAAGCAGTTCTTGCACCAGAAACTCAAAGACAATTAGCTAATGGTAAGGATATGTTTGTAAATATTATTGAATGTGTATCAAGAAATTATAATAAACCTAATGTAGAAGTTTATGACTTTTCTGTATTTAGTACAAACCCACAACATATATATTTGCAAAAACAATTTATGGGAGAAGGTGCAAATCCGTATGTAGTATTTCGTTGGAGCAAAGCCGCTGGTGAAGTATATGGTCGTGGTCCACTTCTTAATTCAATGCCAGCAGTAAAGACTTGTAACTTGGTTATAGAAATGATTTTAGAAAATGCACAGATGGCAATATCTGGTATGTATCAAATGGAAGATGATGGAATAATAAATGTAGATACAATTCAATTACTTCCAGGAACTATTATTCCAAGAAGTCCATCATCAAGAGGCTTAGAGCCAATAGCACCAGCTGGTAATTTTAATGTTGCTGATTTGGTTTTAAAAGATATGCGTACAAATATTAAACGTGCATTATATAATGAAATGCTTGGTGATCCAAATAGAACACCAATGTCAGCTACAGAAGTAGCAGAACGTATGGCAGATTTGTCAAGACAGATTGGTTCATCATTTGGTAGATTACAAGCAGAAATGGTAACTCCAGTTTTACAAAGAGTAATACATATTTTAAAGAAACAAGGAAGAATAAGTATACCTACTGTAAATGGAAGAGAAATAAAAGTACAATCAACATCACCA